CAGAGAAGCCCCAGCCGAAAAAGGCCGTTCCCAATGAATGACCTTATTACGCTGGCACAGGCCAAAGCGCAGCTTCGTATCGATGATACGGAGTCGGACACGGAGCTTGCTGAGATGGTTACGGCGGCTAGCGCGGTCGTAGTCGGCTACATCGGCGGGACGGGAGCCCCGGCCTACACGGTGGACACAGTGCCCGCAGCCGTCCGTACGGCAGTCCTCCTCGTGCTCTCCTCGCTGTATCAGGACCGGGAAGGCATGGAAGACCCCGTAGGCGTAGCGGTTAAGTCGATTCTCCGCCCCTTCCGGGACCCCTCGCTAGCATGAGCAAGACCAATCCTCACAGGCTCTCACAGAGCCTCCAGGCGGGCACGCTGGACGTGCGGGTATCGCTCCAGCGTCGCACCTCCGGGAAGGACGCCCTAGGCCAGCCTGTGGACTCGTGGACGGAATACGCGAAGGTCTGGGGAGACGTACGGCAGCTTTCGGGCCGGGAGACGGTCTCCAGCACCTCCGTAGACACGGGTAACGCAAGTATCCGTATCCGCTACCGGACGGATGTAACGCACGCGGACCGGGCGGTAGCTCAGGGCATCGTGTTTAACATCGCTTCGGTTCTCCCTAACGTCAAGTCCCGCGAGTACACGGACTTGGTATGCACACAGAACGCTAATGACGGTTGAGGCCATTGTCTATAGCGCGCTCGCCTCTCTCGTCTCCGGCCAAGTCTTCCCCGATGTAGCCCCCGGCAGCACTCCCGCCCCTTGGATTACATACCAAGCCGTAGGGGGCCAAGCGTTCGCCACGGTGGACGCGGCTACCCCTATCACGCGTAACGCGCGGGTGCAGGTATCCGTATGGGCTAAATCCCGGCTTCAGGCTGCGGAGATTATGGAGCAGGCGTACCAAGCGCTAGCTAACCCCGTAGTAAAGGCCGTGCCTATCGGCGGGCCGGTAAGTACCTTCGAGTCCGATACGCTGCTATACGGCTCATCCCTAGATTTTTCGATTACATATTAAGGATTGCAAATGAGTTCTACTGCACAAACGGCACAAGGTACGGTTATTGCCATTGATACCGGCACGGGGACGCCCACTTGGACGCCTATCGTTAATGTCTCGGACATTAGCGGCTTCGACGGCAAAGCCTCGGAGATTGATACCACGGACCTTAGCTCGACGGCTAAAGAGCGTCGCCTTGGCTTGCAGGACTGGGGTAACGTTACCCTCGCCCTCAATATCAATTTGAAGGATGCCAGCCACTCGGCACTTCTGGCAGCGAAGAAGGCGGGCACGCAAAAGAGCTTTAAGGTTACGCTCTCGGACGCTACTACGATTGCCTTTAGCGCGTTCGTGGCTACGTTCCCTATCTCGGCAAAGGTGGACGGCGTGTACACGGGTTCGGTTAGCCTGACGATTACGGGTGACATCACCGTTACTGTCGGCAGCTAATGGACTTTGTAGAGAGTCTGGTACGGGAAGCGATGGAAGAAGTCCAGCGTAACGCCGTACCCGTTATCCGTGGTCTCCTCGCAGCAGCTCGCGAGGACGCCCCGCCCAAAATGTGCTCCTTTGAAGAAGGCTGCGAGGCCTGCCAATAATGAATAAATTTGAATTGTTCGAGGCCCTCGAATCGCAGATTGAAGCGATCGAAGTTAAGGCCCTCCGCGTTACGTTGCACTTCCGCGCACTCACGGGAACCGCCCGCGATGCCTTTAACGCTGCCATTACGGCGGGCGACAAAACTAATAGCCACTTTGAAGCGGCCCTTGTCGCGGCTACTGTGGTGGAGGAGGACGGCCTCCCGATGTTTAGCGCGGACGACATCGATACGTTACGCGCTAAGAATGCGAAGGCCCTTACCGCCCTCGCGGAAGTCGCAATGCGCGTAAATATGATCGGCGCGGAAGCGGAGCAAGAAGCGGTAAAAAACTAAAGGCCAGTCCGGAACGCTTAATGTGGTTCCGGCTGGCTAAAGAATTAGGCATGAGTGTACGTAGATGCCAGCAGGAAGTATCTAGCCGGGAGTTCGCGGAGTGGGTAGCGTTCTACGCGCTAGAACCCTTCGGGGACCGTATACAAGACATCCGTATGGGAACTCTCGCCAGCGTGCAGGCTAATACGAATCTGTCCAAGGGCGCTACGCCGTTTAAGCCTATGGACTTCGTTCCGTGGGCGGACGTTCCGGAGCCTCTCCGCGCTGCCGCGCCTCCTGAAGCCGTAGCGGCCTCCGTCTTCGGTATTGATCTAGCGGCCCTCCGGGCGCAGGGCGGGAAGACGCACGTAATCAAGAATCCTAGGGGGTAAGAGTGGCGAAGACATTTTCTGTAGAGAACGCGGACGCCCTCTCCCAGGCCCTCCTAGACCTAGAGCAGGCCGTCTCGGAGTCCACCCTCCGGCAGGCAGCAGCAGCGGGGGCCACGGTCTTTAAGAACGAAGTATTCCGCTACGTGCCCCGCGATACCTGGGACCTCGCTAGCGGCCTCACAGTGGCGTACCTCCCGGAGGACAGCGCTACGGGGAGGCTTGCTACGTATGAGACGGTCTTCGTAGGCGACACGCGGCCCAAGGGAAAGAAGGGTAAGAAAGTGTCCCGCCGTGCCCTCGCGGGCTGGCTGGAGAACGGTACTAGCAAAATGGCAGCGCGCCCCTTCGTCCGGCCCTCGTTTGAGGCCCGCAAGGAAGACGCAGCAGCCGCAGCTAACAAGGTAATTTTCGACGCACTTAAGCCCAAGGGGTAGCAATGTCCACAAGTACGAATAACACCACAATTAAAATGTCGGTGGACGCCTCCGGGGTAGAAGCAGGCGTCAATAAGATTAAAGCCGGGGCTAGCAGCATCGGGGCCAGTATGTCCCAAATGGAGCGCTCCGCTGCGATTGTAGAAGCGGCAATGAAGGAGGCCGTAGCTAACGGCGTAGAGCCTAACGTCCGCGCTATTAAGAAGCTCGCAGACGAGACTATCCGGACCTCCGATACGCTCGGCAAGACCCGCGCGCAGCTATTGGAGCAGAAGGCCGCCCAGTTAGGCGTTACTTCCGCCCTGTCCGGCTACGTTGAGAAGCTCAAGGAAATTGAGTCCGCCTCGCGGGGTATGGGCAAGGTAGACGCGGCCCTCTCGCGTACGGGCGTCTCGGCAGCGCAGACAGCCGCAGCTATGCGTATGGTCCCGGCCCAAATGACGGACATCGTTACGCAGCTTGCGGGGGGACAAAGCCCTCTGCTGATTCTCACGCAGCAGGGCGGGCAGTTGAAAGATATGTTCGGGGGCGTCGGCGCGGCAGCGCGCGGCTTCGGGACCTACCTCGCCTCGCTCGTTACTCCCGTAACGGTGGGCGCGGCGGCCCTCGCGGGGCTGGCCTATGCCTTTTATCAGGCCTCAGAGGACGCGAAGGCGTTTAACGCTACGCTAGTCCTCACGAACAATTACGCGGGCCTTACCGCTACGTCCGTGGCGAACATGGCCCAGCGCGTGGCGGTGGCCTCAGATTCGAGCTTCGGGAAGGCCGCAGAGGTTCTACAGACCCTCGCCACTACCGGCCAGTACACTAGCTCCGAGATGGAGGGGCTGGCTAACGTTATCGTCCGGACGGCTGCTATCTCCGGTAAGTCTCTGGAGGATGTCTCCAAGACGTACGAGGGACTGGCAGAGGACCCCGTTAAATGGGCCACGTCCCATAACGACTCCATGCACTTTATGGATACGGCTACGTACCAGCATATCCAAGCATTGCAGGAGGCAGGGAACAAGCATGAGGCAGTACAGGCGGTAATTGAGGCAGCTACCAAGCAGGTAGAGGACTCTAGCTCGAAGCACCTCTCCGCAGCCGCGCAGGCATGGCGGACGCTCGGGAATGAGGTATCTACGTTCTGGGCGAAACTGAAGCAGGGCGCGAGTACCGGCCCGTCTCTGCAAGACCAGATTGATACCCTCACGAACGAGAAAAACGGGCTAGGTACTGGCTCCGTAACGGCAGGCTACCGCAAGCAGCTAGACGACCGTATCTCCCTCCTCCAGGAGCAGCAGCGTACGGAGGCGAAGGCCGCAGAGGCGCAGGCCCGCACTACCGCTATCAATGAAGCGGGCGTACAGGCGGCTATCCGCGTGGACAAACTCCGCGATCAGGTAGCGACGAATGCAGAGAAGCGGACGAAGGAACTTGCAAAGCTAGCCAAGGACCGGGAGGCTATCCTCGCGGGCGGTGGGACGTTCTCGGACGCAGACTACGCCCGTATGCAGGCCGATATTGCGGACAAGTACAAGGACCCGAAGGCCCCTAAAGCCCGGAGCAATGAGAGCGGGATTAATACCCAGCTAGCCACACTCCAGGCGCAGAACAAGGCCATTGAGCAGGAGGAGAAGCGTAGCCTTACCTCCCTTAAATCTCAGTGGCAAGCCGGGGCGATCGATCAGGAGACGTACCTCCAGCACGTCCACGATATACAGGCGAAGGCCCTAGAGGCGGAGGCAGCGAACGCCCAGCAGCGGGCGGACATCGCGGGCGGGAAGAAGGAGAAGGCCGCGCAGGCCCGCGCACTGGAGGAAGTTAAGAGCCTCAACGCGCAGCGGGTAGCGCTGGATCAATCCCTCACAGAGAGCCTTGCTACCCTCGCAGCGAAACGGGCGGCAGACGTTGCGAAGTACGGGCAGGAGCAGGCAGCAGACTTCCGAAAGAAGCAAGCGGCCCAGCAGCACGACTACGGCACGATGTTTCTCTCCCCGCTCGATAAGGCCAATGCGGACGCAGCTTTTAATCTCCAGCAGCAGCAGGAGCAGAAGCTCGCGGCCCTCCGTGCGGAGTACTCAGGCCCGCAGGCGGACCAGAAGGAGTACGGGGAGAAGCTGGACCAGCTCCGTATCTACCACGAGGCAGAGTTAGCGCAGTTCCAATCCTCGCTCCAGCAGCAGGCGGAAGTACGTAACAGCTATACCGCGCAAATGAAGCTCGCTATGGGTCAAATTTCGGGCACGGCGCAGACTAGCGCGGAACTCGCAGGCTCGGCCTTTACCTCCGCCTGGGGGAATATGTCCTCCGCGTTGGACGAGTTCGTTACGACAGGCAAGCTTAACTTCTCGTCCCTCGCCTCTAGCATCCTCGCGGACCTCGCAAAGATTGCGCTACACGCGGCAGAGGTGCAGATATTTAAGTCTGTCTCCGCGTCTATGGGCTTCTTCAGCGAAGGCGGGGAAGTCGGCCATTACGCGGACGGCGGGGCTATCTCCGGGGCGGGCACGGGCACTAGCGATAGTATCCCGGCCATGCTCTCTAATGGGGAGTATGTGGTTAAGGCGTCGCAGGCGGGCAAGTATCGTAGCCTGCTGGAGGCCATTAATAACGGTCATATGTCGCACTTCGCCACGGGCGGGGCTGTCGGCTCGGTCCCGGCCAGCACCTCGGGCGGCTCGGTAACTAACCTCCAAATGAATCTCCAGGCGGGCGGCTCTAACGGCCTCTCGCAGGAGGACCTTATCGCCCTCGCCCCGCTGTTTCAGAACCTCATAGATAAGCGTCTCGCCCAGCGTATGAACGGGCAAGGCGGCTACGGGTACAAACTGAAGCACGGGCAAATGTAACCTACACAGG